CAGGAATCGGACAAGGCCGCCCCAACCAGCAATGATCAGCAGAGCCAGCCAGGTGATTCCGGCCATGCTCTCTTTGTCTTGCATATGCTTTGCCATAGGTTCACCTCCGGGTTAACGGGGTGCTGTGTGAAGTGGGTGGGCTCTGCGCAAGCGCCCGACGATTGGGTTATGAGCCGTCGCCAGTGAGCCCTTAATACGAAAAAGACCCGCCGGAGCGAGCCCTAAATATGAGTGCTACTCCGGCCGGGGTTATGCACCTAACGGAGCTTCCAGGATGAGTAGCTTTTGACATCACGCCCTTCCCGCGCGTGGCCTGCTGATTTGCAATCATTTGCAGGTCTTCAGTTGCCGCTATGTAGCGACATATCACCACATCTGATATCGTTAAATCGCCAGAAGTAACGACTCAGAAATGGAGGATCTCATGACTCAACCAAAGCAGCCACAGGGTGAAAGCAAGCCTCAGCAGCCTGCGGAACAAAAACCAACTCCGTCGCAGGGTTCTGCTGACTTCACAACAAAACGTGTCCTGGTCGGTGATTCTGCCGATCCGTTCAGGAGAAACAAAAAGTAATAGCGGAAGCAATTAATGCAATTACTGGGGCGAGGATCGTAGCCATTCTCGCCCTATCAAGGCTCGTCCTGATGGTTGAGTTTAATGCGCGTAATTCCGCTGCTGTATCCGTTAAATTCTTAAGCCTATACCTCCGCATAACAGGTAAAGCCTCTTTAGGTCCGTTATAACCATTATTGCGCAGATATTGATAATTTAACTCATTAATATTTTTATATGTTTTTGTATACAGACACTCGGGAGGGGAGTGAATAAGCGCCCGATTCTTGGCGGAAAGTCCTGCATGAACCAGGTAAATAGCACTCCACGTCCACAAAAAAATAAAAACGGCTAAGCCTGCTGTCAAATAGTCCCAACTTGTCTTTTGCGTCAAAAGCAAGAATGAAGATCCAATCCCTACAATCTGAATGTTGAGTAATTTATATCCATTCTCAATATTCGTGGTGTTTGATTGATATGTTTCCTTAATGGATTCTTCGCCCTGACCCTCCAGGAAATCTACAAGGTCATCGTCGGCATCCAGAAAATAGTCGTCGGGTAAATCTGCCATTCCTTCCCCTGCCTCGCATCCTCAGATGCGTTTTATTTTACCTGAATGCCTTCTGATGAGATATCGCTTACCCCAGAAAAGCAAAAACCCCGCCGAGTGGCAGGGTTGATAGTCAGTTTCATTTGGATATACGTATCCATGATTAGAAGCATACACGACAACTTCGGACAAAATCAAGCCTTATGCACCGAAAAAGCAAAATATTGTCGCCATTGTTTTAAAAATCGATCGCTTTCTGAAATTCCTTATCAGCATGACGCTCTTCCTTCCAGCATACGTCCACCAGCGCATCACAGAACGGTTTCCAGTTACGGGTCCATGTTCTGACGTGCAGGTCTGGAATGAGCGTCAGAATCGCTTTGTATGCAGCCGTAGATGGCACTGCTGAAAAACCATTCCCCGAGCAGCGCTCACAAGCTTTATAAACTGGCGCACCACGCTCTTTCGTCGCTTTACGGTCCAGCACCTGGCCGGAACCGCCGCAGCGGCAGCGGGCGTTAATGACCCCTTTCCCGCCGCATCCAGCGCACTGCCGTAGTACCAACTCCTGCCTGATTACCGGTGCGACAATTTCCTCGCCGTCGCTTTTGTATATTCCGGGGTGTTTAACAACGGCCTCAACTGATTTTGTTACACCCTTCCCCTCACATGCTTTGCAGATCCCGGTGGTTGCCGCTGAGCGGGAATACTCCGCAAAGGCAAATTGCGCCAGAATCAGGCAGCAGCGCCCCAGCGTTTTACCCGCGGCCTTGCGCACGTTCTTTGGTGCTGTATCAAGGGCATGCCGCGCCAGCGCCTGAACCGCCAGCTGCTCATCCGTCTTACTGATGCCAGCCTTACCGAAGAACGCCGCCAGCCCGAACCGTGCCCGGCTGCTGGTCACCCCGATCCCGGTCATGATGTCTGTACCGTTCAGGCGATTCGGTGATGTGCTTTTCACGTCGTCGCTGATATTCATGCCCTGAGGGCTGAAGTGTTTGAGGGAAGCTTCCAGTTTCATACTTCGCACTCCCCGACCAGGTTCAAAATAATGCGATCAAACAGCGGATCCCGTTCCTCAAAATAGTCACATGCCAGTAACCACTTGCAGACTGTTAATGCCTCAGTCCGGGTAACTGGTTTCATGACGCACAAAAGGTCAGTGAGCCACCCGCGCCGATCCCAGATAATCTGGACGTAGCCATCGCCATTTTGTGTTTTATACCTGTGATGAAGTACGGATTCCCAGTAATCCCATTCAATAGTTACATCGCTTAATGTCCAAGGAGAGAGGAGGATGTTTTTAAAACCTTTTATTTCTCTTACGCGAAGTTCTTCCGCCTCACGACTTAAGTTTTTTTCATCGGCCCAGTTTGCATAAATATAACTGAATCGCTCCATAACAAGACGCTCAGCATCAGTAATTTTCTCAGGCGAAAAGTCCTGTTCTATGGTGAAGAATTGGTTATGTTTCAGATTGTTATTGTTCATCATGCTGCCACCTTTTTATAGAAAACTTGTTCACGAACCTGATCGCCGTTCATAAGCATATCATTGAAATCTCCGTTATCCGGCCAGCGTATGCTGACTTTCACCAGGTCGTTTTTCGCCAGCAGGTTTGCGTGGGCGCACTCAAACGCCGCGGCATGTCCAGTTGCAGAGTGCTTGTCCATGTCGGCAAAAATAATCAGATGCTTGACACCTGCCGGGACCCGGAATTTCTTCATAAAACCGCTGTTGATTACCGCCCAGGTATTGACGCCATAAACCTGATAACAGGAGAGTGCTGTTTCGATACCTTCGGCGATGCCGATCGTCGTTGATACCGGAAACATGCGAATGGCCACAGAGCGGGCGTGATCCAGATAGCTGTCCTCTTGAAGCGACTTAAGACGTTTGGCGCTATCAATATCTGCCTTCCTGTCGCCGTCCAGCAGCGTCTGGTGCAGGTAACAAAGCTCAGCTTTGTCATCGGTAGCCAGGGCATACAGAGCTTGATAAACGCGCCCCGCATGGCGTTGGCGGTCGCAAAAACGAATGCCTTCTGCCGGCAGGCGGCTTATCCCACGTTGCAGAAGGTAACCAGCCGCGCTGGTTCCCCGTAAATCGAGCAGCTTGGAAAACTTACTAATGACTCGCTGGCGCTGCCGCGCCGCCGAGCTGTTAACAGGCACATTGATGCGCTGATAGTCATTCCCGATTAGCTGATCCACTTCTGCGCAGATGGCAGAAAAGCTTTTTGACTGGGTGAGGGTCAGCAGCTTCATACCGTCGCCGCTACCACATACACAAATCCATGTACCCTGACCATCACGATCATCTACGCGGTACTTCCCCCTCGCCTTACATACCGGACACTCGCCCTTGTAGTGGTTTTTCCCGGTGATCGGCGGCAGCCCGTAATATTCAAAAATTTCCGACCACCGGCCTTTTGCTGCTTCTGCTGTTTTCATATCACTGACTCACGCTGTTAACGTTTTTCTGTAGTTTTCGTTTTGCTTCGATAATTAACTGTCCGGCACTTCCCTCAGGCGGCTCGTAGTGGGCGCTGTAGTCCTGAGGTGTGAGCAGATCATTTACTGGTTTTTTCGCAATCTGCTGCACCCGTTCGCGGCCTTTAGCGAATTTGATAAGTTTGTGTTTAATGTAGTTGTTGACCTCCGGCGTGATCTCCATAGGGAAGTCGCTTAAGCCGTTCGGCCATTCACCAAACTTTTCCTGAAAGGTATGCGCACACCAGCCGTCGCTGACAGGTTTTCCCTGCGCGGCACGATGGCGCTGATAGAACTTGATCTGACTCCACCAGGACTGTTTGTGGCTTTTGGTGTAAACCGTCTCGCCTTTACTCATTTTTTTGAGGTTGCGGGTGCTGTCGGTTTCTACGTCCTCACCAATCAGGGGCTTAAAACCGCATTTCGGACAGATGTAGACGCCGGCTGGTTTCATGAAGTGGCATTCTGGGCATTCTTTCGGGAGTTTATCTTCGCGTTCTTTGGCTGCCCGCGCGGCTGCCCCTTTCATGCCATCGTTTTTAGACGGTAGTTCGTCGTATTCGATGGAGTCAGGGAAGCCGAGGCGATGAACGGTACCGCTATGGTCGAAGATCAGGCAGGCGTCCTTCCCGGGTGCAGTCCGCAACCCACGTCCAAGCGCCTGCAGCCAGCGTATTTCGCTTTTTGTCGGACGGGCATAGATGATGCAACGGACATCGCTGTCGAAGCCGGCCACCAGCACACCCACACTGACAATGACTTTTGTGGCGCCAGTCTCGAACCTGTGAATGATAAGGTGGCGTTCATCGGATGGTGTCTCGGCAACCATAACCTCAGCGTTAATGCCGGCGCGGCTAAACTGCAGGGTGACGAAGTTGGCGTGATCCTTATCGACGCAGAACGCTACGGTAGGTAGGTCGCGACCATTTCGAAGCCAGTTATCAACAATATCTCCCACCAGGTCAGATCCGCACATAATCTCGGATAACTGCTTCTCGTTATAGTCACTGCCATACTCTTCGGAGGTGCCAGACTTAACCCCTTTCAGGTCGGGCTTAGTCGGCGCATAGAATTCATAGGGGCTGAGATCACCACGCTGGATCAGCTCGCCAATCGTGGTTGGCTTGATAAGGGAAGAATAATATTTCCCCAGCCACGGAGAGAATGGAGTCCCTGACAGACCAATCACTTTGATTCCTGAGTCCCGGATAACCTCCAGCAACGCACGTTTCTTCATGTGCGCCTCGTCGACAATAATCAAGTCAATGTTGTCCGGGAATTCGCGGCGAATAAGCGTGTCGGCGCTGGCGATCTGAATCAGACGTTCTGGATCGTAGTCAGGGTGGTCGCGCCAGATAATGCCAATCTCATCTTCAGGTAAACCGTACTCAACGAAGCGGGCCGTAGTCTGGCGCACCAGAATGGTATAGGGTGCGATGAATATGACCCGTTTACCGCGGCTGATATGGCCAGCAGTGATGAAGGCGGCCAGCCCGGTTTTCCCGCTGCCGGTCGGCGCATAAACCATGAACGTGCGGTTTTGCTTCCACTCCCGACGCAGCGAGTTAAGCGCACGATCCTGAGCAAAATTCGGTTCAATATTCAGCATCACCACCACCTTTAAAATTCACTATTCCAGAAAGAACGATTCCCAATCTGAGTTGCTGGCAGTTCTGTACTAGCAAGATGATACAGTGCCATTTTTTAACCCCATACCCCTTAGATCGAGATCTACCTAACCTATGTACCTGTCTGTTGGAAAAGGCCCTGTTCCACCGCTCCGCGGCCAACTCCCCCCTTTCCCCCCTCTTCAAAATCAAGATGGAAGCCCAGACGCTTAAACCGCCAGGCATCTAGCCATCTAAACAGCCAAACACCTATTCACGTAACATCTTCTGTCCGGAGTGCGGTCAGGCACCTTTAAGCCTGATGACCCCCAGACCGCTATCGTGATCCGGCCAGGGGTGGCTGGGTCGTGTACCCCTGCAGTGCGCGTCCGTGTGCATCCACGAACCTGCGAAGCCTTACATTGGCTTCATGCCTTGCCCGGTTCTCCTTGCGGTATGGAACGGGCTCGGCTTCGAACGATTCCTGATACACAGCTGCATAACGCTGAATGGCTTTTTGTCGTGCTGCTGGCGTCAGGCTCAGTAACTGCTGCTTGATCCATTCTTCATCTGCAGATGCGTACACAGATGGGAGCAAACCGTGGTCAGGCCTCATCCCGTGCAACATCATCTGAAAATACCTCGTCTAAACTTGTATTCAGGCCAAGCTGTTTAAACGCGCTGACGATCCGCTTTCCGACTGCAACATCAGGAATCCTTCTTCCTGTTTCGTAGTGGCTAACGGCCCCCTGGGAGCTATCAATCAGCGCGGCCAGCTCTCCCTGAGTTACCTTTGCTTTGCGTCTAAGGCTCTTGATTCCACTCATTCGATTAGTCTCGCATAAATAATACATAACGTACTATACACGCTCACAAGAATAATACAAAATGGAAGTTGCTCAGTAAATACGGAATGTAATAATCATGGCTATGAAACAGAGATGGCAGGACCTGGCCAAAACCAGGATGAAAGAAGTCGGCATGACTCAAGAACAGCTGGCAGAGGCGCTCGGCATAACGCAGGGCGGCCTGGGCCATTGGTTAAACGCCAGACGTGAACCGAACTTAGAGGTTATAGCTAAGATTTTTAACATATTGAAAATGCCCGGCTTCGTAGTAAATGCTGACGGCACTATCAGCGACTCAAGAGCCGATCACAATGTAAGTTTTAATAGCATTAACGAATCCAAGGGAAGCTACCCTGTTATAAGCTGGGTTAGCGCTGGAGATTGGATGGAAGCTGTAGAACCGTACCACCGTAGAGCGATAGATCGATGGTATGACACCACCGTTGAATGCTCTGAGGATTCGTTCTGGTTAGACGTCAGAGGCGATTCCATGACATCACCAGCAGGGCTGAGCATACCGGAAGGGATGGCGATACTTGTCGATCCCCAAGTGGAAGCAATCAACGGAAAATTGGTTGTAGCGAAACTTGACGGTGACAATGAAGCCACTTTCAAAAAGCTTGTTATCGATGCCGGTCAAAGATTTCTCAAACCCCTCAACCCCCAATACCCAATAATCCCTATCAATGGCAATTGCCGTATTATCGGGGTTGTAGTCGACGCAAAAATCACCAACCTCCCATAAATTGGCCGCGAAAGCGGCTTTTTTTTGCCTCCAACACCCCGCCAGAAACTAAAAAACCTTGAAAAACAAAATGATGTGAAATAATACACCAAAATACTCCATTTTGTATTGATCTTATTTAATACGTTATGTATTGTTTATGCATTAGCGGATTAATGGAGTGCAAAAGATGAGTACAGAGAAATTTTTTCAACTGGTAACTATACCTGATTACCGCTTCTCTTCCGATAAAGAGCAATGTCAAAACATTGATTTCGACAAAATTGCTACTGATTGCGATACAAAAACAATATCTATTTTGCAAGCCATCAATCATATAGGGGTTAGCATAATGAGTGAGGCAGAAGAAAAGAGATTAAATAAAGATAAAATAATGATGCTTTCTAGTGTGGTTGCAGACCTCGCTGAATTAGCAATAGCAACAAATAAAATAGCTAACTCAGCAACATATTCTTCCGGTTATAAGGATGCTAAAAATGTCTGATATCACTTTGCAAAAAGCAGCATCAAAGGCTTACCAGGCTGAGATTGTGGCGAGGATGCTTGAGAACTACCCTCATAAACTGACCGACTCAGACGTGGAATTTGTCGCCTCACTTTTGGCTGATCTGATTGGGCCAGTTGCAGCTTACCTTATTGAGGAAGAGTCTAAAAACCCGGCTTAAAATTTAATTAGTAATTTTAATTACAGGAGTAATCCTGGGGATTTCTGCAATCAAATTAAGGGTAACCATGATTAATAAACAAGCATTTAAAACAGCTCAGTTATTTGTCTCGCTTGGTTATTGGTCTATAGCCATGCTTTATTTAAAAAAGGCTTACGGTAAATAAAAGTGAATAATTTAATTAGCACTTATAGACGCAGAATTTTAAAAGCGGCTTTATTACGCCACCAGCGAAAGACTGGGAGTAGCTTACTTGTCATTAAGCTCAACAAGGGTGGGATTAGTACTATCGAATTAACTGAGATTCTTCTTGATGGATTGTTGCGGAAATTCGAGCGACTGGCGCTCGGTGAATACGGAAATGTGGAAGGTGTGAAAGCTCTTAAGGGAATTTACAGCAACTCTATTGATGTTAATGGCAGCGGCGAATTCCTTACAGAAAGCGGGAAAGAGTTAATCGACGAGCTTATTTCTGAACTGGTGGAGTTCGTCAAAAAGCAGAAACCAGTTACTGCGGAGTCCGGCAATGAATAACCAGCAAACAATGCTCTATCAGGGTGTGCTGATCCCCCGCCCCGTGTTGAACGTGGATCTGCATGTCCTCCCTGATTTTACCGGGCGGGTAGTCGTGCACATCGAGAACGGGAGGGTGATATGCGACCGCCAGCTGTTCGACGACGAGCACATTTGCTCACTGGCCACGTTTATCGAAATGGCGCGCGACGCGGGTATGAGGATCGAGGAGGAAGCTGGTGGCACTGACAGCAATACGCATTCCTGAGCGGGTACACCTGCAGGCGATACAGGTCCTGCTGAGATATCGGAGGAAGCGGCTATTCCCGCGTCGGATGCGCCGCACTGGATATCTCAGCCTGAAGGTTAACCCACGCTGGCGGCTGTTATCGAAAGACGACGGCCGGAACTGGGAAGTAATGAGCCATGAACGTTACTCGGGAGAAATAAAACGATGATCGACAACCGCACCACCAGCGCCATTGACCTGGCATTACAGAAACACCACACGCCAGTCGGCGACCTTTTCGTCGCTATTCGTCACGGCCGAATGAAGCGCTGCTTCAGCCGCGGTACCGCTATTAGCTGGCTGGCCCACTTTCTGACGTCGCATGCTTTCGCCCGATCCGGCTTTACGCAACGTCACCCTGATGTACAGGTAGTCCATCCGCTGAAACCTGAGTTGACTCACTGGCAACGTGGCGCCGTCACCCTGGAATATTTTAACGCCCACCAGCGCACCGTTCGCCGGGTGCGCCGCATCCTCGCCCGCAAACGAGAAATGCAGAAGTGGTGCGAAAAGTGGGATGCCATGCACGACCGCTACGTGAAAGAGCGCGAAGAACTTAAAGCCAGCAAACCAGTAGAGGTACGCAATGCTTCACAACTTTCTTAACCCGGAACCAACCTCAACAGGGATCCGGTCTGGAAACCGGATGATTGGTTACTCTGCTGCCATTCGCCTGCTGGATAACGGTCGCTATGACAAACACCTCGCCGAAGGAATGGAGATTATAGCCTGCATCATGGAAGCGGTAGAAAGTAGCTGGATCACGCTCAACATCGAGAAGCAAATCATCGTCTGGCGCTGGTTGCTTGCCGCAGTATTCATTACTGAGGAGCGGGAGAAGAACGGGACTGTCGACGTTCCGAACGACGAGGGCGGCGTTGACACTGCTGTTATCTATTCCGGCGAGCACGGCGCCATTAGCGTTTACCCGGGGCCGGAACGCTTTGCGCTCGCAAACCACATTGAGGCTGGCGCCATTGAGAAGTACGGACCTGATGTTGGCCCGCAGCTGGCGCTGCGGATGTATCAGGACATGGTTATTGCTGATGAAGAACGCGGCTTCAGGTTGTCGGCCATGGGTCGGGAAGGTTTCAACATGCTGCATGACGGCTTTATCGAACAAATTCAGACCGAGGGCATGCCAGACATGCCAGTTATGCACTGAGGGGAAGCAAAGATGGCAAAGAAAGCACGCAGAAACAGTACATCGCAAGGATACGCAGGAATGACGATGGCGCAGTTTTTCCACAGCCACATCCGGCCAGACAAAAGCAATGCCAGTGATTATGCGAGTCTTCGGCATAGCCTCCACGACGTCGCAAAACCAGCCCCCGAAGGTATGGTCCGCATGCAACTAACTCGCAACCAACGCCGCCTTGCGAAAAAACTCGGCATCGCACTGAAGGAGGAATAATCATGAATACAGTGACTATCAACAATAAACAACTCCCGGCAGTCGATTACCGAGGCCAGCGCGTAATAACACTGGCTATGATCGATGAAGTCCACCAGCGCCCAGAAGGCACTGCACGGGCGACGTTTAACCGCAACCGAGAGCACTTTATCGCGGGCGTAGATTACGAAGAGCTAGGTTCGGACGTAATACGTACGGACCTCCCGGAAGGCACTTTCTCCAAATTTGCGCCATCAGGGATTGTACTTTTTGAATCAGGTTACGTGATGCTGACAAAGCCATTCAACGATGATCTTGCATGGAAGGTACAGCGAGAACTGGTTAACTGTTACTTCCGCATTCAGCGCCCAAAATCACAGGCAGAGCTGATCGCTGAAATGGCCTTGCTGAATGTTGAGCAGGAGCGCCGCCTGTATCAGGTAGAAGAACAGGTCGAGGCTGTAGCTGAAACGGTTGAGAACATTAAGCGTGGCAATATGCGGGCCGGGTATGTCGGTTATCGCCAGGTGGTCGCAAAAAGCGGTATGAGCGATGCCAAGTGCCGAAACCTGGTTAACGCATACCGTATCCCCACCGATACACACGAGTTTATGACCCCTGACGGCCTGCTCTCCCGCAGGGCTATTGTGGAACTTGAGCCGTTCATGAAGGCATTCCGCCAGATGATGGCAGAAGCCGAGCCCCGCGGCACCCGCTGGTACCACCCGAAGATGGGACTATTTCAGGCAATCGGATGGGAGGAAAAACATTGTGAAGATTGAGTTTCACGATCAAGGGGCGGTTTCGGCCATCACGGTCACCAGCACCGTATTTGAGTTCCGCCGGCACAATCGGGCGATTGATGTCGCACTGTTCCTGACGCCCGAGATGACCAGCCAGAGCAGCGGCTTTTTCATTATGAAGACGATTTTAAGTGGCAAGACACATCACGCGCTGCGTGCCTACAAACATCTAATCCGTGAGGCGAAGTGATGGACTGGCCAACAGCGTTTTGCACCGTCGGTTGTGCGTTTGCCATTGCCTGGTGCTTAAGGATCTAATCGATGAATAGTGAATTTGAATTGTGGCGCCACTGTCGTGGCCTGAAAGTGGTGTGAGGTTGAAAATGGCGACTCGATATATTGGCATTAAAGAAATGTGCAAGCTGACCGGAAAGAGTAAGCCGACCTTGTGGAGGATGTACGCGAAGAGGAAGGAATTTCCGGCACCAGAGAGAACGCCCAGCGGAATTTTTCTCGGATGGCCCGAAACGGTTTACGAAGCCTGGGTAAACAAAGCAAAAACCTAATACTTGACCCGTTACCTGACCTGCTCATGTAGCGGGTTTTCTTATTATAATAGTTAACTTATTGATTATTAATGGCACGCCCTACAGGATTCGAACCTGTGACCTACGGCTTAGAAGGCCGTTGCTCTATCCAGCTGAGCTAAGGGCGCCCTGAGAAGCGAGTGCTTCGCGGAGTGAAACGCGTGGAATTATACGGTCCACGTCGGTTGAGTCAATCCATTTTGCCAGGAAACTGCGGGGCTTATACGACGCTGGCGAAATATCCTCCACCAACTGTACAAGAAGCATACCGCCGGGCCTAATGCGCGCGTAAATCGACTCAGTGGCCAGGCGCAACGCACCAATAACCATGTAATAACCATGGTCATAACAGGCTAAATTAGCCTCAGACAGGATAAAACAGCAAACGAGGACTGACAGCGAGGCCCGCTTCTGACAAAATATCCTCATCCCCCTTTCGTAAAGATACAGATGGAATCCTCTCTCTGATGGCAGCAAAAATTATTGACGGTAAAACGATTGCGCAGCAGGTACGCTCTGAGGTTGCGGAAAAAGTGAAGGCTCGCGTTGCGGCCGGAAAACGCGCCCCTGGGCTGGCCGTCGTGCTGGTCGGCAGCAACCCGGCCTCGCAGATTTATGTCGGCAGCAAGCGCAAAGCATGTGAAGAAGTGGGCTTCGTCTCCCGCTCTTACGATCTCCCGGAAACCACCAGCGAAGCCGAGCTGCTGGAGCTTATCGACACTCTGAATGCCGATAAGACCATCGACGGTATTCTGGTTCAGCTGCCCCTGCCGGCAGGGATCGATAACGTCAAAGTTCTCGAGCGCATCGCGCCGGATAAAGACGTCGACGGCTTCCATCCTTACAACGTTGGCCGCCTGTGCCAGCGCGCGCCGCGCCTGCGTCCGTGCACTCCGCGCGGTATCGTGACCTTGCTGGAACGCTACAATATCGACACCTACGGCCTCAATGCGGTGGTCATTGGCGCTTCCAATATCGTCGGTCGCCCGATGAGCATGGAGCTGCTGCTGGCCGGCTGCACCACCACCGTCACCCACCGCTTTACAAAAAACCTGCGCCATCATGTCGAAAACGCCGACCTGCTGATCGTCGCGGTGGGCAAACCGGGCTTTATTCCTGGCGAGTGGATTAAAGAAGGGGCGATTGTGGTCGATGTCGGCATCAACCGTCTGGAAAGCGGCAAAGTGGTCGGCGACGTGGTGTATGAAGATGCCGCCGAACGCGCGTCCTACATCACCCCGGTTCCCGGCGGCGTTGGCCCGATGACCGTCGCCACCCTGATCCAGAACACGCTGCAGGCGTGCGAAGAGTATCACGACGTTGAGGAGGCCTGA